AATCTTAAATCACCTTGAGCACCAATAGTAACATTTGATCCATCCCAAGTTAAATTTGCAGAACCACCAAAAGAAGTTCCACCTGAGTTAAATTGAATTTGTGTATCTGATCCACCTGGAGGTGAAGACAAAGAAACATCAGTAACATTTGTTCCATCTACATAAACTAATTTATATCCTTTATCAGTTGTTGCAAAAGAAGGACCTGTTCCTGAAGTAGTTTTAATTCTAACTGCATGAGATCCAGTTGTAGAGTTTTTTATAATATAAGTTTTTTCAATTCCATCTGGAACAATAACATCAACTGATGTTGCAATAGTTCCTGTTAAATCAATAACAGCATTTTTACCATTAGAGGTAACACCATTTGAAAAAGTTAAAGTTGCGCCTGTTGTTACACCAATTTGCTCATAACCAGCAATAGCTTGTTGTAAAACAACTAAGTTTGAATTTGTAATATCACCCCATTGACCAGCTTTTTCACCGGTCACCATTAATTCTAGTTTGAGGTCAGTAGAATAACTTGATGCCATCTTTTATAAATCCTTAAGTTTTAATATTTTTATTAAATTTATGCGGCTGTGTCAATGTCATTCCATGTAACACTAGATCCGGTAGAAACTTCAGTATAAGCTACAGATGTTCCTGTGTCAACAACTCTCCATACTTGAGATACTTCATTTCCAAGTGCTATATTTACCTGATTTCCGGTTAATTGTACAGACCCAGAAGATTGAAATCCTAAGTTTCCAGTAGATGTACTTAATTCTTGTCCTGTAATATCAACCAAAGTATTTGCATCAAGAACCGCTGTACCTGTTGTGACAGTAATTTCACTTCCTGTTGGGATAACACTTCCAGAAATAGTAAATGATACAGATCCTGTTGTAGTATTTAATTCAACACCTGTTGGAAATACTCTTGCAATACCACCTACAACTGGAGTTCCAGTAGCAGTATTTAATTGTTGTCCTGTTGTTGTAGCAAAAGTAATATTATCTATTACTTCATCACCTTGAGAAATATTTAATTGTTGACCTGTTACACCAAATGCAACATTTGTTCCTGCTTCAACACTTCCTAAACCAAGATTAACTTGTTGACCAATTAAAGATTCATCAGGATTTGGATCTACATTACCAATAGACCAATTTAATTGTTCACCAGATAAAGTTGGAGCGACATCAATTTGTGTTGACTCATCTCCTTGAGAAATATTTAATTGTTGACCAGTAATAGAAACTTGAACAGATAAACTATTAGTACCCCAATCAAGAGTACCCCATCCTGTTTCTCTTCCCCAACCTGCATTTAATTCTTCGGTTGTAGTTACACTACCTTGTGAAGTAGTTAAACCAATACCTGTTAAATTTACAGATGTATTAGAGAGATCTCCCCATGAATTTTCACCCCATGCAAGATCAGCATTCCATCCAATATTGGCCATAGGAAGTTACCTCCTACGCGTTGCCAATTCTTAGAATCGCTGCTGCTGTTGTGAAAGCCGGGAACTGAATTGTAAATGTTCCTGAAGTTGCTGTTTTGTCTGAACCAAAATCTAACACTGCAACTGCCGCATTGGAAGTTGAAGTATTGTAGATTAGAGCTCCTCTAGCTGTCAACGTCACACCAGTAAAAGATAAATCAGAGAAGTCTACGATTGCAACACCTGATGCAACTGAAGTACTTGGATTTGGTTTTACTAATGCTCCACCACCTGCAGTGTATTGACCACTATTTGCGACTTCTCCAGTCACAGTGTATGCTGTAGTTGATGAGTTTAATGTTGCAGTAGAGACATACAAAGCAAGTTTAAAATTGTCACCACCAGTAAATTGAAAGTCATGCTTCCCTTCTAGTAGTTCCTTTTTAAAACTATTTGCAACCGCTTGTGTTATAGCCATGTATTACTCCTTATTATTTTTGTTGTCGAATTCGAGGTGAACCATCTTGGTATTCATCTCTTCTTCGTCTACCCATTTGTTCAATTGAGAATCCTTGAGCTGCTTCAGAATATCTTTTTTCATAATACTGAATCATATCCATAGGACCTTTTAAAAATCCAAAAGCCTCAACTAAACATGCATACAATAAGCCATTTGGAAATTCCTTACTTAAGTATGTTTCTGTATTACTAGACGATAATTGAGTCGGTTTCAAGATATAATTTATCTGCATATTATAATTTTGATCTGGTGTTGGAGCTATCACAATTGTGTCTTCATCCCAATAACTATAGTATTTTGGTAATCCTTGACTTCCTTCTGAGTTATATTCAGATATGAAACTTGTATCTCTATATTCTAAAAATGATCTGCTTGAATTATCTGCTCCACCAGTAGAATTAGTGATTTGTGCTGATCTAATAATTAAAGTTTGATCTGATATTAAAGGTGTATTTACATATCTCTGACCTGCAATAATATCAGCTTGTGCATATTGTCTGTTATTGTCAGAATCAATTTCTCTTAAAATTCTAAATTCTGCATCTTGTATAAATCCATCAAGGATAGTTGATGTAAATACATTAGCATCAACTTCACAATAATCTCTAATCTTTGTTACTAATTCATCGTATGTCATTATGGTGTCAAGGTCACTGGACCAGCAGTCACAGTAATTCCTCCTCCTTTTTCTGTTCTAGTAGGTGTAGCACCTAAAGAAAATGTATAATTATTTGTATCTGTTACTGTTATACTAAATCCATTCACATTTTCAAATACAGAATAAGCAACTCCACCTGGAGAACCATCTACATTTCTAAAACAAACAATGTTTCCAGTTGTTCTTCCATGACTTGGTTCATAAACAGAAACAGTTCCTGATCCTGATGTTAAACTAAATGGATTAGATTGTAATAAATTTGGTGTAGCAGGCTCTACTCTTGCAGGTCTAGCTTTTGGTAATCCTTGTCCGTCAGCCGTGAATCTTCTAGGTTCTAACTGTGGATGTTTAGGCTCGAACTCTGAATAATGGACAAAGGCTCCATTCCATTCAGTAACCATTTCAGAATAAGGAAATGCTTGACCACTTCTATCTGATATTGCTTGAGCGTATTTTCCTCTAGATAAATTAGACATTTGGATAATAAGTTTTTGGTGTTATGTAAGTACTTGAAGAAGAACCATCTTCAGCTAAAGCTCTTTGTAATTCATCTTCATAAAGCATTTTTAATTCTTGAATCCTTTGTGGCGCTTTTTTAAGAGCCAAATAATAAGCAAGACCCGCACACATACAAGGAACGAACCTATAAGGTACATCGGCTGCATTTGTATAAGCTCCAACATCATCAATCCTTTTTACATAATAATAGTTAATAGTATTACCTGCTTCAGACGAGCCTGGAGTAAGATACAGAGTTATTGTAACTTTGTCTATAAATCTTTGTACAAAGTATTGTACTGGTTGTCCTTCAGATGATTTGTTTGATAGAGCTTGATAAGCTGATCTATTAATTTTTGTTAAAGGTGTATCTATAGAAGATGCATTCCGATAAGAGCACTCCAATATATCATCAACGCCATATACACTAGTGGTGTCAGAAGTGCCATCACCGGGCGAACGATACATTGTATAAGTTGCTTGACCATCTACTAAAGTTATTGAATTATTTGCAACTTCCCAATAATGCAAACCTCGGTTTGCCCACTCTTGAAATAGAATGTTTAAAGAACGTCGCGCAGTTTTAATATCATAACCTGCATTTGGTTGCAAGCCTATTCTCTCATATGCCTCATCAATTATTTCATCAATTTGAAAATTCTTGTCAAAGACATAAGTACCGGAAGTAGTGTTAGCCATCTAACCTCCTATGATGTTAAATTTGGTCCAGAATATTTATCAGTCAATAATGTTACAGCTGAAACAGTTGTGAATGTAGAAACAAATATTCCTTTTGGAAATAAAATTCCATCTTCAGGAAATGAAAAGTTAATCACATCACCAGCTGGACAATCTGCAGTAAATAAAGCATCACCAGCTTGAGAGGTAGTTGTTAAAGTAACTTTACCTGCATTCGTTGCATCATTATTTGAAATAATAACACCTCTTAATCTAATTGCCGGTGCAACAATAGCATTTGTTGTAACAGCTTCAAATCTGGTTGCCTGTATATCGCCTTTACTTGCCATATTATTTTCTCCTTAAATTTTAAAGAGCTCCCGAAGGAGCTCTATAATTAATTAACTTGCTGTAATAGCTGTGCCAGTAATTATTTGTTTCCAATCTGCACCATCAGAAAAAGCATATACAGGATTTCCTGTATATCCATTAGAAACGTAAATCATAACACCTTCATTACCAACTGCGCTTAAAGTTTCACCTGTTCTTGTGCCAGATGCAATAGTTACAGTTGAAGTATTTGTACCAACAGTCCAAGCAACGCCACCACCTTGTGCGGTATCTGGTGCAGTAGTATTTGAATTTGCTCCACCAATAAAACCATTAAGTGCAACGACTGGTCCTGTAAATGTAGTTTGTGCCATAGTTGTATCCTCCTAGTTATTTCTACATAGTCTCTAGGCCGTCGACTATACGCGTCCATGTAGAATAATTTATGTATAGTAGTTAATTTATATATGAAATTATAGAAGAGTGCAAGAAATCCCTACAGAAAAAGAGTCTTTTTTAACGATGTAAGTCCTTAATTAACCAGCGTAAAGATGTACTTCGTAATCTTTTTCGTTGGTATGGACTTCTGCTTCTTGTTTTCTAATGATGGATCTAATTACTTGTTTGATATCATCACCTAAAACAGACATTTCAGCGGTAATTTGTCCTTTGTTTTCAAGAAACAACTCGTTCCATTTAGATTCGAGTTTCAGCTTCTTTGCGAACAGTACCATGTTGTCCTGAGCCATTATAAACCTCCTCATAGGTTATATAAAAACCATTTGCAGTACTTGTATATTGCAAATCATTTTTTTCCCAATCTATATCAGATTTTCCTAGAAAGTCAATGATATGAGAGTGTAGCTCTTCTTCGTTATTTATTTCTTTATTGGTTTCTATTTCAAACTTGGTTTGAAGATATTTTGTAAAAATTTTTATTAGATATTTGTTTTTCATAAGTTTTTCTTTCTATCAAAAAAGAAGGGGCCCGACAAGGGCCCCTCCAAAATAATTAATACAATTAAGTATTAAGCACCTTCAACACCGAAGATACCTCTAGGGTCAGAAACTCCGAAAGAGTATCTTTCTCTAGCTTTGTATCTCATGTTTCCAGTATCGAAATCACCTTCCATCTTAGTAGAGATAGGAGATCTTTCGAAGTACTTCATACCATTTGGCACGTCTGTAACGATATAGAACGCATCAGTGTCAGTTAGGAAGTTGTTAACCACATAACCTTGTGGAATCATTCCCATAGAACCAA